GAAAATAGATTTTTCCGTCACTCTTCCAAACACTATGATTTAACACTTCTTCAATCTCATCGGTGATGTGTTGATTGTATACAAAATCCTCTAAATGTGAATAGAAACGACCTTCCTTTGTTACCTCAGTTGGCATCTTAATAATCTCACAGCTTTCCAATAATTCTCTAATACGAGCCTCATAGTCTCGCTTAGACATCTCCACCGGAAGACTGGTATGTGTCTCTAAAACCTTTTTTCTAAATAATCTTTGATCCATTAGCTCATCCGTGGTGACCGTGATCCGTGAGCCGTCAACATCGAGGTGCCAAACAGATTCATCGGACTCTAGTTTGGTGAGATTAGCAATATTCATCTCCACATCATCTCGACCAATACCAAACTTTCGAACTCGACACTTGGAACTATCACAATGAGATCGCATCGGAACATCTTTACACTTGTATCCGTAATCTTTTTTATCGTGTTGATCGATTTTTACTTTGACTTGGTCGTAACTCATGGGTGGTTTGCAATAGTTTGCGTTGAACTCCATAACTTTGTTTTGCCACTCCCCTGGACCATACTTCTTCTTTGCATAGACACAGTAGTGAAATACCACATCATCCCTCGATCCTTCAAAAATACCCATATTTTGTAGTATTTCGATGCATGGAGGGCCGTCAAAAATGGCTTTTTTCTGTTTTAAAGGCTTTACAGATATGTTTCGAAGTTGGTCATGTGTGATTGCCTTCTGAGAAACCAAATTGAAGAACTCTTCCATGGTCAAAGACTCACCATTTTCGTTCATAGCATATCTTCCACTCATGTCACCTTTAAAATAAGGTAGGTTGAGGAAGTTTCCTGTGTCACCTCGCTCTGCATTCAGAGATTCTTGCTTTGGAAATATTTCACAGTCAGCAAATCCAAGCACGGAAGCTATCTCTGTAAGTTTTGCAATCGCATCTTTAGCAAGAACAGGTTCTTTAAAAAATATAAATAAGTGAAATCCTCCCGATTTAGATCGACAGGGAATAATTGGTAGATTTAATTTTGAATAATTAGCAATTGTCTTGCGTACATCTATAGAATAGTCATCAACATCAATACAAGACCAGGAACAAGTAGAATCATCTCGGATAGGAATGATACCAAGACTAGGATCAATACCTTCGACATGGTCTTTCCAATGTTTGTCGGTTACATCTTCTTTAATAATGAAAGCTTTGCCACCGACTTTTCCGCTTTCCTTTTTTTCACCTTTGTAAAATACTCCGTGTGCTCGGGTTAGACCATTGAATATTTCTTTTAACTTTAGATACGCTTCCATGAATTAAAAGGGGGACCGAAGTCCCCCCAATCAAGTTAAAAGGGAGTAGTGCTATCGCTAGCTTCAGTACCCGCACTGTCGCTAGATTGTTCGTAATTAACCTCTACAGAACCTCTTTTCACTGCTTCAAAGAACTTCTTACCAGCATGATAAACATCTGCTGATACAGATTCAGCCCTCTTAATATCCCAGCCGTACCAGTCTCCTTTATCATTCGACTGATGCTTGGTTGTCAAGTGGTAAGAATAATACCAGCTTGGAGGATTAATAACTTGATCCCCATGCTTTACTTGAGCAGAAAGCATCAAACTGTTCCACTTACGTGATCGACTTAGACCGCTCACTTTCATAGAAAGAAGTACCTGCGAGGATAGTCCTTCTTCATTAAGCAGGAGGCAATAATGATTATGTGTGCGTTCTAAGTAAGTTCCCTCTGGAAGCCTAAGTTTACCGTCATTATCTTTTGTGGTCTTATTTAATAATGGGGTATCCACAGGGTGAACAATCGGAGCAGAGGAGCCAGTACCTCTGTCAGACCATTCTAGTTGAACAGGTTCAAAGAAACATGGTACGACTTTGATACCTTCATCACCACTGAAGAGTTCTTCAGTTACAGTGTTGAAAATCATACCTTCCTCTGCACCTTCAATGTATTCACTCTTAGCTTTTTTTGTTTGCGGAGACATAGAGCTAAGAATTTTTAAGAATGGCAACGCAGTCGTATTTAAATCGACTTTTGCCAAACCTTGACCTTGATCTTTAGCCACTAAGCTTAGATCAATAGCATTCACTACGAGTGCAGAAGATTCTTTCTTTGCAACTTCGTTTTTGGTTTTTGCTTGTTGTGTCATTTACTTTTTTCCTTTTGTTATTTTAGTTTCTGGACGTATGAAAATCCCAAAAAGATCATCAGGGTCCGTGAGTCCTTCTTCGTGACGCTTTTTTAAAGTCGCCTTCAGTGTCGAAGGGTGCACTGATTCTTTCACTTCCGGGGTGATGCCATAGGTAGATTCAATATATCCAACTAAATCTCCTGCCATATTATCTTCACCCGTTCCGAAACTTGTTGCAACCTTGTTCTTAATAATGTCACCAAGGTCATTATTTCTCAGATAGTCGTGAGCCTCATCTATTTTTTCTAAAGGTATTTTACAATGAAAAGCTTCTTTAACAGTCACTTTACTACCGTCTTTCATCGTTGTTTCATTGATACCTAATTCCTGCATTTTTGAAGGAATTGTCTCACTAGAGAGAACTTCACGCTCTCTTTTTATTTCTTTAAGTGTTTCTTCGATGTTTTCAATCTCAACATCTAAATCTAATTGTCTTTGAATAAGTTTACTTAGAGAATCTAAGTCGTTGTCTTGTAGCTTTCTAAGGTCTCCTGCATCATGTTTGAGATCCTCAAAACTGATTGTGTTAGCCATTTGTTTGCCTCCTTTGTTTTAGAACAGCTTGGGAGGCTTAGTTGTTTCACCTCCAACTTTCGGGACACAGATAAACATTGCTCTGCCCTACTCGAACCTACTCATGATAGCCTCAGCCAGTTGGCCCTACTCTACCACCCCTGTGCGTTACGCCTCTGTTAAAAACGTTGTTCCGCCACAAGCTATAAGTGTCAGCTAAACACTTAATTGTTCAATACAAATCTTATACTTGAAATCCTAACAAAATGCAATATATTATTTTGTATATGGCTAACTTTTTTTTGAAGGAACCTTTTCTTCATCAACTTAAAGCAGTTCGAACTTGTCATGACACAAACGTCAACAATTTCGCCTATTTGATGGAGATGGGAACAGGTAAAACAATAACCGCAATCATGGATATGATGATTCTTCATCATAAAAAAGGTGTGGATAACTGTGTTATCTTTGCACCGAAGTCCGTGTATCGTAACTGGTATAAAGAAATTATTGAATTTGTATCAGCAGATAAAACAAAATATGTCATTCATACCTGGGACCCTAGTTTAAAAGATCCCGAAACAAAAGCGAACTTAACTGATTTATTAGAAAAGAATTCTGTACCTTTAAATATATTTTTAATGAATATCGAATCTATCTCATCACCAAAGGGTGTGAAGTTTTTAGAAAAATATTTAAGTGTTCAAGATAAAAATAAAACAATGATGATTGTTGATGAAAGCACCACGATTAAAACACATAATGCTAAACGTACCAAAAGCTTAATTAAATTAACCAAAGATATAAGTTATAAAAGAATCTTAACCGGAACACCTGTTACAAAATCACCTTTAGATATTTATACTCAGTTTGCTTTTCTTGATCCAAAGATTCTTGGTCAGTCGAACTTTTATGCGTTTCGTGCTCGTTATGCCAAGATTATTAATCGACCGACATCAGGTGGTCGTCACTTTCCTTTAATTACAGGCTATCAACGTTTAGATGAATTAGAACAGAAGATTTTTTCTGCTGCATTCCGTGTCAAGAAAGAAGAGTGTACGGACTTGCCACCTAAACTTTATACAAAGAGATTTATACCTATGAGTAAGGAACAGCTCGTAGCGTATGAATCATTGAGAAGAAACGCTATGTTTGTTTTCAATGACAAAACAACCACGTCTGTGAACCGGCTCTCACAGATCGTTAAGTTGCACCAGGTATGTTGTGGATTCACTATTAATGATAATGGTGAAATCCACGACCTGCCTAATAAACGTTACGATGAATTGTTGGATGTTCTGGAGGAAATAGATGGTAAAGTTATCATCTGGGCTACCTATAGACATAACATCAAAACGATAACTAACAAACTAAAGGAGAAATATAATGATACTAAGGCTGCAGCTTTTTATGGTGATACAGAAAATCAAGTACGCTTGGATCTGGTGCGAGATTTTCAATCTCAAACAAGCGATCTTACGTACCTTGTTGCGAACCCTAAGACTGGTGGATATGGAATCACTCTTACTGCCTCTTGTACTGTTGTCTACTTTTCAAACAATTATGATCTTGAAATAAGATTACAAAGTGAGGATCGTGCACACAGAATTGGCCAGAAGAATAAAGTGACTTATGTTGACTTTGTTTGCCAGGGAACGGTTGATGATAAAATATTAACTGCCTTGAAAAACAAAGTTGACATAGCCAGTCAAGTGATGGGTGATGAATTAAAAGAGTGGATTAGTTAAGGATATTTATTTCCGCCTTTAGGTCCATACTTATTTTGACCTCTTACAGGTTTTTTCTTCTTTCTTTTTGCAAGTTCACCAGCTCCAACAACTCCTGCTCCGATAGCACCCATAGTTATATTACCTACAGTTTTATCAGAAATCTTAGATGTTTTTTTTCCAATTTTACCTAAGGCTTTACCAAAACCTCTTAATGCTGAACCTACGATACTCATGATTAATTTTTTGCTCCTGAAGCCATGTCATCATACATTCCTAAATCACGAATAGCGTCTTCTAAGTCAGAATTATATGTCTCATAGCTAGGATCATCTGGATCCGTATCTCTTAAAATTTGTCTTAGCTCGGCTATCTTTTGCATAATAGCTGTTTCATCGGGATTCTTAGCCATTAAAATACGCCTTTAAATTTACCGCCTTGAGTTGCAGCTCCCATGCCACGTGCAACACCGCCACCGTCTTTTTTCTTGATAACACCTCTACCAATAAGAACATCTTTCTTGGTAACTTTGGCATCATTATTTAAATCTGGAAAACTTTTCTTTTTTTTCTTTTTCATGGGATCACCACCTAAATTCATTTTAATTGCTCTAACCTCTTTGTCAAGGTCTTTGATGTGATCATATCTATATGAAATTTTCTTTTTGCCTTTAGCTTCACGCTTTTTACGCTCTCGCTCCATAGCTTGAAGAGTTAATTTTTCTTCTGTTTTACCCATGACTTAATCCTATGTTAGTTTAACGGTATTTGCAACGATTTCTGCAAGGTGTTCACATCTTTTTGGTGTCTGAGAATGCCACCTAGAATCCTTCATTTCTGCGGCTGCTTTCTCCCAATCCTTAACTCTCATTGCTTTCCACATCTTGGAGAACTTACGAACACCACTGGTCCCCAGTTGAAAAACCATTTCTAAAATTACTTCTTCTACATTTTGTGGTAAATCGTGTCCCACACATTCATCAATTAAAAGGTCAGCCCCCGCAGCAGCTCTATTCAAGTCTAAATCAAATAGTTCTTCGACTTCTTCCATGGAGATTTCTACACCTTCGGCGTATCTTTCTCGTTCGTGAGGCTGAATAAGATGGCCTATACCAATCGTGGCTTTGCCTAGTGAATCTAAATACATTTGAGTTCTTACGCCTTCGTTAAGACGAACCCTATCTTTCAGTGAATCTGTAATATTAATCATGCTCCTATACCCCAATGCTTTTCATGTTCATCGGGTTCCCCTTTCTTGAATAGTTTAAGTATAAATTGTTTAATTTTAGATATCATAGACTTTGTTTATAGACAAAATCCCAGCAGGTTTCAAGTTATTTTCTTGAGAAAAGTTAGGAGAAGGAACATTCATAATACCTCCAGCATTAATAATATTAGGAAGTCCAAGAAATTCACGTTTATATTTTTCTTGTTCCTGTTGAAAATAAGGATCACTATTCCTTTCCTCATTTCGAAAGTGTTCATTCAACATATCGAAAAAATACTTTCGATAAATTTCTTCATCTAACTGTTGTTTTTGTTCAGGTGAAAATTGATCAAAACGAGGCATCAAAGAATCTACATTACCTCCTTCATTAAAAGAGATAGGAAGATTAATTGATTTTGGAGGTGGCGTAGATAAATCTAATGCTCCTCCTTGTTGAAAGTTCATTGGGACGACACGAACAGAATCAACTCCACCTTGTATTTGTTTTTTCATTATAAACCGCCTATACCTCTTTTAAACATTTGTGTTTCTAAAGCATCATCTAAAGTTCCGAAAGCCAAATTTGATCTTACATCAGGAGAAAGATTTTGTGAAGCACCTGCAGGCATTGTTTGTTCATAATCAAGTTGTTCATAATCAACCGGGAACGTAGGAGCTAATCGCTCTTCTAACTGTCCACCAATTTGTGCTTCTTCTTGAGTAATTCCTCTTGGACCAAACATTCTACCCATCATATCTAATTGTTGATCACGAGCGGGTCCCATTTCTACTTTCTTTTGAGGTTCT